TTATTGGATGTGGCTAAGGAATAGGGCACCCGATCTGGAATAGGTCCCAATCTGATAAACCCACAGGTTGGCTGGGCCGTATTGTGCAACCAAACCATCGCGTTCGTTCTGACTAAAGGTTATCCGCGGACTATTGGCTGTGAACGCTGTTAGCGGGCTGCCAATGGGCCCGTAGCCAACCATGTATGTTTCGGCCTCTTCGACCAGAGGTATCTCGTCCTCGTAGTCCCACAACCAATGGCCACGGGCGCGCCTTGTCCAGCAAACCTCCATCATGCCATCCGCGTGAATGGTAACGCGCGGGTGGACCGGAGTGGGAGGGCGGCGCGATAGGCCGGGATTGCGCATCGACGCAAAAACCGCTTCCTGGTCGCCGCGGCCCATTGCGCCAATTCGAAGGAATGGCGAAGCTTGCACCGACGCATTCGACAAATCGGTTAGTCCGTTATCCAGCAGAACAACCGCGGTTTGAGCCGGGTGTGCCTGAAGGGCCTCATCCTCAGTGCCCGCTCTCCCGCGCAGCAGGCCGTGGAGTTGCCAACTTCCTCCCCCCAGCGATTCTGCATGCTGGAACTGGAGTACTTCGCCCCCGACCAGCAATCGGTTCGCGCCATTTGTCAGTCCGACAATATCGGTGTCCACGAACGCAATGTCGTTGGCCAAAAGGCGGACCTCCAGCGACGAATTGCTCTCAAATACCAAGGATGGCGACGCTCCAAGCGGGGCGTTCAACACGCCGATCGTCGAACGCATTAGGCCCGTTGATCCAATCGGTATTAGTGCATCACCTTGTTCTGCGAAAAGCGCCGCTCCATCCCACATGGGGGCGCTTGAAGAGGCGGCTACAAAGAGCGATGAGCCCGAGGGATTGCTTCCATCTTGGGCGGGAAGTTCGAACGCTTCGAGGAGCGTCTGACCAACTTGAAGGTCGAGCGGTGGTGTTGGAACACCGGTATCACCGCCCGCTTGCGCGCTAGGCCCTTCGGCGAAGCGTTCCAGTTCTAATTCGATGCCCCGATCAAACCACTCCCATTTAAGCACTCGCCAAATCCCAGGTCTATTTGGCAATCTGACAAGGCTTCCTGGGGCCACCGAAGGGTTAATTTCGCTGACACGCCAAGTGACCGTTTCGTGGTTCCATCTGGCCCGATTGGCGTTGTGGTTTGCGACAGCTTTCGCGCCGCTTGCGGTCAGGGTGGCGGGAAGGTCGACAAGAACTTCCCGGCCATTTGGACGCCGCCCAATGGCGCGTTGCACTCCGGGTTGATAGTCTCGATCCTCATCATAATAGCGCAGCGCCAATGGCGCGTTGTCTTGAGAATTGAAACGCCCATTGCGCCACTCGCGGACGCTGGCGTTGTCGTCTCCAGCAAGCTCTTCCGAGATAGTGACTAACGGGCCGACTGGGGCGGTCGATGTTCCAATACTCAACCCAAGAGGCGTCGTGATGCAATCTATGGGGAAAACCCGATCAAGGACAGAGAGGTTGCCCGAAAGGGGGCCGCCCTCATCTGAAAATCCACGAATATTAGGGAGCTCCCGATCAGAGTTGTCGCCGACCAATCCAGGCACAAGCTGATCGAGCGTTACGCTTGTGTCAGGATTTGTGAAAATCTCGAAAGTTAACGCCGGAATCCGGTTGCCGAAATCGGCGAGCTGCAGATTCTCGAAGACGATATAGGCGCTGTCGCGGAAAGCCGGTGTTTCAGGTCCTTTGTCAGCAGTGATCAGTGGATCTGCAAGGTCGTCGCCATTCCCAAGATAGATGCGAAGCTGCGCATCGGTTTTGAGGTCGCCAGCCGCACCCCGTAGGAGGCTGCCATCGGCCCAAACTCGGCCCAAACGCTCTATCGGCGTAGATGAAAGCGCTACGGCGAAGTTAGCGGAGTAACTGAATGTGGTCGTGCTCGGACGACCTTTGCCGCCGTCGGTCGATGAACTTTCGACAAGCTCGGTCGCCCAGATAATGGAACCCGCAACTCGAGTGCGCCCAAAGTGGCGACCGATCGGTTGCCCGTAGCTCGAGGTTGATACCGACAGTTCTTTTAGGCGCGGGCCTTCTTGCGAGCCCACTCCAAAGATTGATCGATCCACTTGTTGGCCAAGGAACGCGCCAAATGCGCCTCCAATTGGGCCACCGACAGCTGTACCAACAGCCGTAAGGAGCAGGGTAGCCATAAGGTTTCCTTTGTGAGCTAATCGAGCAGCCGCCACTGCGCGCACATCGTGATATCTTTCTCAATCCGCTGTCGGACCACACGCTTTAGGCCGGCATGCGCATGAATGGCGGTCTGGGAAGAAGCCGCGATCAACACGTGATGTTGATGTGGGCCAGGTTGCACCAACAATACATCGCCAGCTTGAATTGCGCTTTTCACAGGTGTCAGCCCGGAATTCTCCGCTGAGCCAAGCCAATGTCTGACTGATCGATTTCGCAAGCCGTAGCCCGCTGGTCCCTTAGCTGGAACGCCAATTGACTGGAGGCTGGCGACAACAAGGCCAACGCAATCAAGGCCTAGTCTTGGATCTCGTCCATGCAATCGGAATGGTATTCCCAAAAAGCTTAAAGCCGCTTGGGCTAACTGCTCGGCTCGGGTCATCCGCTCTATCGCCCGTAGCGGGTCAGCAAATCGTTGCCAGGCAGAAAGGGCTCGCCTCGAAAATTGCGAGCGTTATCAAATCGACTGGCGCAAGTTCCCAAGGTGTGATCGCACCCTTCGAGCAGCTCGATCGGTGCGCCAATTGGGGTGTTGGGGGCGATGGCCCGATCAAGCGTCAGCAGACCATTGCTCGCATCGATGACCCCAAAGACCACGCCCGTCTGAGGCCCAGCGAGAAGCCGCGCTTGGCCATCGATTACCTCTGTGCTTACAGGCGCATTGACCTCTATTCTGTTCGCATCAGTGTCGAAATCGATCAGCGTTCTTTTGGTTGTAAACCGAGCAGCAGAGAGCCCGCATCCACGACCGCAAAAGACTGCCCTGCAAGTCGGACTGGTCCTTGGGACGAAATCGTGGTCGAGTATGTGTTTCGCCGAACGCAATTGGGCTGAAAAACTACGACCATCGTCTTCGACTCGGCCAATCCGTCCAGAATATAGGATGGTGTGCTCGAGGTTCTCCCAGTCCACCGCGCCAATGGCTATTCCCGCATCATCATAGAGACCAGATGACAGCTCTTTTTCGTTGATCGTGTCATGCGTCAGCGCGCCCTCCACCTCGGCGCTGTCTCCGCCAATTTGACTTGTTAGACTGATAGCCGACGAGATCATCCCCGGCGCGCTCCGATGGCGAATGCTCGAGAATACGAGGTCGCGATCATGGCTTGTGAATCCCAAAGCCACCCCATCTTTCCGGAGTACTCTCCAGAAGATTGCAACGTTGTCGAGCTCGCGATCGAGGAAGACCCTCATTGAATTGCCTCGCGAAGCTCAACTAATGGGACGCTCGGCGCTTCTCCTGCCGCGAAGTTTACGCCTGAGACATCGATCCGATCCTCGGCAAAACGCACTGGTACATCGAACAGAAAACCCGCTCGGATATCGGCACCATTAGCAGGGGCTTGCTGGAATGATACGACGCCTCCTTCTCCAAGCGTCCAATCGGTTGTCGGCGTACCGTCGACACTCACCAGCACGGTATTGGCTTGTGGGCGTGTGATTGGCCGGACCTGTGGTTCGTCTTGCGGGCCATAATTCTTGATCAGCTGGAAATCCGCTTGCGCGCCATTACCGACACCAATCAACTGGTCGGTTGAGGTTGGGGTACCGGTCATCTGATGGGAGCTGAAATCAAAAGGATCGCTAATGCGAAAGCCTTTGGCGGCTCCACGACGTGCACGGAAAAAGGCGATAAGCTCAGATAGCTCATTTTCCGAGCGGATGCCGGGGCCTACATCAAAATTGACCCTTGCGTCCGACCAAAGCGAATTACGCCTCTCGTGGCCAGAAGACGTTACCGTCACTGTAGTTGAGAATTCTGGCGCCACAGCCGTATTGCGGCCCAGGGCGAAGGGGTAAAGCACATCATCGAAAGGCTGCATCACCTCATCCTCTTTTGTCGGAAGTCTAGTGTATCCGTCGCGTGTGACCTGAGGCAGCGCCCAAATGTAGCGGCGGGGAACGTCTCGCTTGATGGCTTCGCCGACACCTTTGTCGATTCGCTCCCATTTCCCCTCGGCGTCTGCAGGCAACAGAACAAAACCGGCCAAGTAGTCTTGCTCATCAATGGGGTAGCCGAGGTGGGCATCTACAAACGTGTAAGCCTCGCGCCGGGCCGCGTCTTTCCCGTCCGTTAGCCAGTCATAGTCTTCGAGTTGCAGGCGATCGAACGCCGGTCTTGCCCAACCCATGGGCAGATTGGCGCGATAGGCTTCTGGCGTGCTCTGATCGAGAATAGTGGGTGTGAAGGCGAGCAAGAGCACTTCAGCGCTTCCCGGCGCTTGGGCTCGAATAGCGGCCGTTAGGTCGGCCGTTGACTGCGCCAGCAATGCGCCCGCCTGATCAAGAAGCGCGATCTGGCTTGCATCGAGCGGAGCGCGCATGTCCGTGATGATAGGTGGGGATCCCCCAAACGCCGCTTGCGCAGCGTCATCGTAAAGGCAAATCTCAAACGTATTGAACGTCGTCCACCACCACGGTTCGCCGATTTGCATTCGCACCGGAAGTCCAGAGCCCGCAAGCAGGTCGACAAAACGCAGCGCGCTTGACTGCAACCAAGCCATCGCGTCCCCGTTCGCAGGGGAGAGAAGGGTCGAAGGCGGCACCCACCCTGTTAAGGCGGGGGCACCTGCGGCAGTGCGCTGTTTCCAGTCTTCCGGGCAATAGGCATTGAACAACTCGTAGGAGATCGAGCCGATAGCTTGGAGATCGTGTTCGGCGCATTGACCAAAGTAGTTTCGATGCCACTGATCGCATGGACCAGAAAGCTCAGCCGAAGCGCTTGCCAAGAGGGAGTTATTGGCATCGCGTTCAAGCCTCATGAAATGGCTCATGCCGACATAGTGGACGAGGTCCTCGCGGTATCCCAGTCCCGTGATATTGCGCAGAAGGCGCGCCGGTGTTTGGTCATAGGCGTCATCGTAGGCCGTAGCGATTCTTTCGCCGTGAACTGGCAGGCGGATATCGCCAATTTCCAGCATGGCACGACCGCCATCGGCGTTGATTTGCGAAAGCGTGACCTGTCCGTTCACACGTTGCGATAAGGGCTCTGATGACCCAGCTTCAAATTCTGGAGCAACAAGCGAAATAAAGAGGCGGTCGATCCGCGTTACCGTTACCGGCTCTCCGGGAAGCGTGAAGCCAGCCTCCAAGCGTGAGAATGGGACGGTGATCAGGGCGTCTTCCGGTGTGCCCTCTGCGTAGTTCCAAAGACGAACGAACCATGTCCGCGAATTGCCAGCCTCATCTTGGCCTTCGATTGTCAGCGTTGGCCCGTTGACGCCATCGAGCGGGATGACACCCTGAGACTGCCATCGAAAACTCAGCGAGGTGTGCGAGTAATCCCGGTCAGTTTCGTAGGCCAGGAGCGGATGATCGAGCGCGTCTGCGCTGTGCCAGATCAACCCGACAAGCTCACCTTTATGGTGAAGCTCCACATCAACCTGCATGGAATCGGGCCCGGTGGTGATGACGGACGCCATCGCAGGCCTTGGGAAGTTTACGGTCCAAAAGCGCGGGTCGAACCGCTGAATAAAACTGAACTCTTGCGAGGTCCGTTCGCTTGCAAGCCAATAGGCCATCCAGACACCTCCCTTTGTTTAGTTATTTTGGAGCGCTTGACGCACGGCGCTGGCCAGTTGGCGTGAAGAGCGCTGCATCGCGACAGGGGCTGAGGTTCCGCGAGGGGTCACCATGTTGATGGCAACCCGCACATCACGCCCGCCGCCAAGCTGGCCTGTTTGGTTTTCCACTCGCCCGGCGCTTGTCGGGACGAAAAGCTCCGGCCCGTTTTCTCCGACGATATAGCCGCGGCCCGGCGAGACAGGCCCGCCGGTTGCCCGTCCTGGCAAGCCCAACAACGCGCCAAGCGATCCGCTTATCAATCCGCCCAATCCGCTGCCTTGGTCGCCGAAAAGGCTTCCGAGGCCTGAGGTTAAGGCATGCGCTGCGATCTGATCGAGTGACTGAAAGGCCAGGCGTTTGAGGTCATCAAAGCCCAAGGACCCTTTTCGCAGCGCGGAAACCAAGCTGCGTTCGAGTGACGCTCCCGCCTTCTCAAACCCGCCGACAAGAGAGGTGTCGACGGCGCTGTTCATAGCCTCGAGATCGGCTGCAAACTGTTTTGTGTTTGCGCGAACCTCGATGACCAGTTCATCAAAACTGTCATCCATGAGCGTCTCGCTCCATCATTTGTGTGATCAGGTCTCGATCGGGGCCGGCTTGCGCGGACGCTTGGGTCGGGTCGCGCAAGGCGCCAATCAGCTCGCTGGGTGTGGCGCGCCAGAAATCGTCGGGTCGCCAGCCGAGCATCCTAGAGGCAAACGAGCCCCATTGCGGCGCGCGGTCGCGAAAGCTCACGCTTCCCCCTTCAAAACCTCTGCCAGAATGGCGCGGACTGGGGCGATCGCCTGAACCAAACCCATATCGAGTACCACAGAGCCCAGGGCGTTCCGATCCGGTCTTTGATCGACAGGAAGGCAATGCCAAAGGAGGGTGGCGATCTCTTTCAAGGTGAGTTCTCCACCGGAAGCGCGTTCTACGAGAGCGAAAAGTGAACCGAGCTCTTCTTCAGCGGCCACCAAGTTCTCGAAACTTGGGCGCAGGATCAGCTCGCATCCCTCCACTGTAATGCTGGTTTCGCCGCGCAGCGGATTGGCAGGTCGGCTCATTCTGGCAGCACAGCGCCCGAGCTTTCCAACTGGAGCGTGTAAGTGCGCTCTCCGTTGAAATCGCCCGAGTAGTCCAGCCGTTGGACCAGGAACCGTCCCTGCAAACGTTCGCCGTCCTCAAAGGAGAGTTCGTAATCATCCAATGTTCCGGCAAGGGCATGCGTGCGGACCGCGCTCTCGGCCTCGCTTCCAAGAAAAATGCCCGAAGCGCTGACGGAGACCGATCGTGTGCCGGCGCCTGATAGAATATCACGCCAACCACCAGATTCTTTATGCGTCACGACGACAGCGTCGCCGTTGATCGTCATCTGTGTTGTTCTGAGCCCGGCGACAGTTTGATACGTCAATGGACTGCCGCCATCGCCAAGCTTCAGGAGGAAGGCGGCCCCGTTTTGTGCTGGCATGATGTATTACTCCGTTAAAGCGTGAAAAAGGCGAAACCGGAATTCGAGCAGAGCGCCGCGACGGTTGTTTTCGCGTTGCTCGCTTCTGGCCCGCAGGAAACGGATCGAAGCCAGCTCGTATTCAAGTGAAATAGGTGGAAGATCCAAAACGCGGCTTTCGATCGCGCTGAGAAGATCGGCGTCGCTTCCCGGATCATCGGTGCGTGTTTCGAGCTCCAAAGCGATCCGAACCTCGCGTCCGGGCCGGTCTTTCGTGCCCCAATCTGTTGAAGCGCTAGCCGAAAGGCCAAGCCAAGGCGGTGAGGTCCGCAAAGGGCTTTCCTCCTCGACCGCATTGAGCACGATCAAAGCCGGATCATCGCGCAGCCAGTCAATCAGGTCTGCGCGCAGATGATTTTCCATGATTTATCTGTCCTCAAATAACTCGGGCCAAAGCCGTGTGGCGCTGCGCCAAGGGTGCAGTGACGAACGGCGCGGTGCGATTTGACTGCGACTGCTAGGTTGCAAGGATCGTTCGGCTTTAAGCGCCAGACGGCGAGCGAGCGCTCCAAGAGCGCCGGTGCGTTGCGCTTGGATCATACGATCCGGATCGAGCGCCACGGTCGCCATAGGGCGGTCACGCTGGCCGGAGGTGGAATGGTCCTGAGGCTGTCGCGGTCCCGATATTGAAACGCTGCAAGCCGTATGACCCCTTGTTTCAACGCGTGAGGCACGCTTGCCCAATCGGCGGCAATGCCGACGCGCATTGAAACCGCGACGCCTCTTGCATCGAAGTCTTGGCCGATCCCCAAACAGGCGTCATCAGAGGCATCGATCCGAAAGTCATAATCGCTTTCGGCCAGCGCGGAACGCGTTCCATCATGGCCAATCATTTCAACAGATAGAAGCGCCCGCACGGGACGCGATCGAAGCGGATACTGACCAGCAGAGGCAGGCACTTTCTCTTCGATCGTCTGTTCAAGGGGCGCTTGGCCCGTAAACGCCTCGCAAAGCGCAAGGCTGGCCCCGAGCAAATCGGTAAGTAAGGCGTCTTCCGAAGGGCGGCTGATACCAAGCCAGCTCTTTAGGTCATCCAACGCTTCCCCACTGAGAACGGCTGGCGTGGTTACAGTCCGCTGCATTGCGGCTTCTCCCTGTTCAAAGTGATGAAAATGCGCCCGCGCCGCTCAAAATTGGCGGGAGGGTATCCCGGTGGCTGAACCACGAGGAGCGCCATATGGCGGCGCGGGCGCAAGGTGCCGGCATGGGAGGAAAAGGGGAGCCTCGACCTTACCGGAAGCTGGATTATGCCGTTCGCTTAGGCTTCGATTTTGAGCAGCTTGATCGCGTTTGAATCGAGCACTTGTCCGCCCACGCGCTTGGTCGCGTAGAAGTGGACAAACGGTTTGTTGCTGAACGGATCGCGCAAGATATTCGTCGCCGAATGTTCAGCAATCAAATAGCCGTGGCGGAAGTTGCCGAACGCGATCGGGAACTCGCCGCTGCCAACGCTGGGCATATCCTCAGCCTCGACCACCGGATAGCCAAGCAGACGATCAGGCTGGCCTTCGACCATGCCTGGCTGCCAAAGGAAAGCACCGTCCGCCGTCTTGAGCTTGCGGATGGCGGAAAGCGTCGACGAATTCATCACGAAGCTTGCGCCTTGGCGATGGCCCGCTTTGAGCGAGTGGATGAGATCAATCAGCTTGATTTCCGGGGCAGCATCAAAACCCGATGCGTCACCCGACCCAATATATTGGACTGCTCCGAACGCGCGGGCGCCGTCTTCCGCTGTCGAATTGGGTGCAGTCAAGAAACCTTCGGGCTGGCTATTGCCGGTGCCGCCAACAAACGCGGCGCCTTCGGAGCGCGCGAATTCAATCGCGATCTCGTTGGCCAGCCACGTTTCGACGTCGAAAGCTGCGTCTTCAAGCATTGTCTGGCTGGCAGCGGGGTTAGCAAACAGATCGCCGCTGGGCGGGGCGATCTCGGCAAAGTTGGGGGCGTCGGTTTCAGGTCGGGTGGCAATCTCGCTTACCCATCCCGAGGCGGTGCCGCCGGTCGCTACAAGCTTGCGATAACCAGAGGTACCGGTTTGCACCACTTGCGCGATGCTGCGGATCGGGCTGATTTCGGTCAGTTCGCGGGCGATGGTCTGGTCGATCACCTGAGGCACAGCGAAGCCGCCATCGCCAGTAGTGACGGTGTTCAGCGACTTTACCTCAGGTTCACGGCCGCGGCGAAGGTAGCCGTTGACGAAGCTTTTCACTTCTTGGCTCTCGGGCGCCGCGCCGCTCATCGCTGGGCGGGAGGCAGCGCGGGAAACCTTGTCGAGGCGCGCCTTCACCTCATCGACATCGGAACGTAGCGTGCTGATGGCGGCTTCGGCCTTGTCTTGCCGTTCCACGAGACTGAAGCTTTGGTCGAGAGAATTGCCGTTCGTTTCCGGCACTATCGGAGTGACAGTAATATCCATGGGGTAAGAACCTTTCTTAAAGGGGAAGGGCGGACACAAAAGAGGCCGCCCAATGGCGGCCCGTCGAAAGATCGAAGCGCAGTGAGATTAGGCGACAAGATGGACGCGCGCTTGATATTGAAGCGGATGCGTTACGAGACTGATCTCGAACAAATCGATGCTGAGCAAGGTGCGCCCGGAATGGGTTTGGCGAGCCTCGCGGGCGCGGTAGCCAAAGCTTAGGCCGCTCAATTCGCCGCTTTTCAAAAGCGTGGCTGCGCGGCTTTGAAGTCTTTCGACGCGCCCAATCACGGCAAGACCTCTATGGTCTTCATAGACCGTCTCGATCTCGCCGATTGGCTGATCCGGTCGATGCTGCCAAAGAAGCGGGATAGGGGATTTACGGTTGGACAAGGTGTCGTGAAAAGCGCCCTTGCAGATAGTGTCTTGATCAGCGTCAGGGATGTCGAACAGCCCGGCGTAGCCCGCAAATCGAACAGGTGCGCGCGCCATCATACCGCGTCCCACACGCCTAGGCGTACCGCTATCCCGATCAGCAGGAGCGCCAGGCCGGCCCTGATAGTCCACTCAATAAAGGCTTTCCAGGCGCTCGATTTGGCGTCGCGCCAGGCTGAGAGCAGTTCGCGAAGTTCATCCAGATCGTCCCCGGCGCTCGCGTCCCCCAAGCCCAGGCGCACAAGAACCCGTTCCGCGGCCATCTCGCTGGTTTCTTCGATGATAGCGCGAAGCGTGTTGACCTGAGCGCCTTCGCTATTGGCCTGTGAGAGTAAGCTGGCGAGCATCTCGTCGCGCAGAGACTGATGTCGGTTTGGCTCCGTCATGGTTGCGCCTCCGTTTCAGTTTCAGCTTGAGCGGGAAAGCCAAGCAAGCTGCGCTTTTCATCGCGCGTTAGAAAATCGGCGTCCGACACCTGCCGCCAGAGTTTCTCGCGATCTTCTGAAAGCGCAGGAACCCGATCCAGATCGACGGCGAGTTTTGCATCGGGATACCAAGGAGCCAGACCTTCTCGAAGCGCTGCAAACAGTTTGCTGGCGAGCGGCAATAGGGTTAGTCGCCACAGAGCCTTGTTCGCTTCACGATAGTTCGAGTAGGTGTTGTCGCCCGGAAGGCCCAAAAGCATGGGCGGCACGCCGAAAGCCAGTGCTACTTCGCGGGCGGCTGTGCTTTTGAGCGTCGCGAAATCCATATCGGCGGGTGAAAGCGCCATCTTTTGCCACTTGAGCCCACCATCAAGGAGCATCGGGCGGCCCGCGTTCGCGGCGCCCGAGAACGCGGAGTTCAGTTCTGCCTTAAGGCGCTCAAACTGATCGGAGGTCAGGCCCGCGCCATCTCCTGTGTCATAGACGAGCGCCCCTGATGGGCGGGCGGCGTTATCCAGCAAGGCCCGATTCCAGGCCGAAGCCGCGTTGTGAATTCGCACCGCTTGTTGGGCCGCCGCAAGAGCGCTGGCGCCGTAATGGTCTTCCAGAGGGTGCATCGCCTTGACTTGAACCAGATTGGGCCACCCATCCTCATCCTCGAGCGGAATTCGGCGTTGATCCGCGCCAATCGTGTACTTGGCCGCACAGGGCCAACCGCGTTCGTCGGCGATCACCTGGACCCGATCAGGTCGCAGGGCGAAAAGCTCAATCGGCTGTCCGCTCGCGTCTTTCACGATCTGGACAAAGGCGTTGCCGTGGAGAAGCAGATGCGCTGTTAGCGTTTCGATCAGGGGTTGCCCGGCGCTGGTGGCTGTTACAAGCGCGGCGACTTCTTCGCTCGAGCTTGAAATGGGTGCCCCGGCAATGCCTTCGGCCACAATCCGGACCGATCGCTGGGCTATCGGGTTTGTGAGAAAACTCTGACGCACGGCGCTGGTGTATTCAAAGACCTCCGGCGCGCGCGTTTCCAACCCGCCCAGCCATTCGCCAGACATTCCAGAGAGCAGACCGGGTGCAAGCGGCACGCGATCCGTCGCTCCGCCTTTAAAGGCAGAGAGCATGGTTTCGATCCAAGCCATTAGATTTCCTTTTCAGATCGAGCGAACGCTCGGATGCGGATTTTGGTTGAGCATCAGCTCACTCAGCGCCCAGACTAAGGCGTCCGCGCGGTCGGGGCTGCGGCCCGGTCCCGCGTAATCGCCGCCTGTCAGCAGGCCGCATAATTGATCTTCTAGTTTCGCAAACACGCCGCAATGTCGCACACGCCCCGCCTCATATAGGGCTGCGACCGGTTCAGCGCGGGCAACTTTGCCCCGTGTGGCATGGACGAGTTTGACGGGCAGAGCCTGATTGGCGGCGCGCAAAACGCTTTCAACCATGGCGCCGCCCTGGTTTGCCTCAGCAACCACACGATCTGCGTTCCATTGATGCGCGGCCAAACTCACAGCTTCGGCCCAAACGCCCGGAGGGGCTGGGCCCAAGCTGCAATCGGCCAGAACGCGTGCGAAACCGTCTGAGCTTAGCGCGGCGACGATGACGCCGCATTCGTCTCCGCGGCTGGAAGCCGGCGGATCGACAGCAACAACCACTCGGTTGTGTTTTGGCAAATCACCGGTCTCACGCGCCGCTTCAAGGCGACTGCGGCTCCAAAGGGCGCCTTCAATATCTCGAAGGAATTCCCCTTCAATTTCTTGTCGGCCAAGCTGTGTTCCGGCGTACTCGTTCTCCATCGCATCCAAGAATCGGCCGGGTAGATTGCCAGCGTTTTCATAGGTGGAGCCGCATGTGAGCGCGACGGAACCGTCTTCCACTTGGCCTATCAACCTTTCCACCAACGGTACAGTTCGCGGAGTTGTTGTGACCAAAACGCGCGGATTGCCGCCCACGCGCAACCCCATGAGCAAGTTGTCCCATGCCCGTGTGGCTCGATCCGCGCTCGCCGGCCATTTACCGATCTCATCGCACCAGGCGTGGCTATGTTGCGGCCCGCGCAGGCTTTCAGGCTCCGCCGCAGAATACAGGTGCGCTAGCGCACCATTGGGAAACCGCAGCCGCCGCAAGGATGCCTCAAAAACAGGCCTGCGATCCGCGGGACAACACGCGATCAAGCCGCTGTCGCCCTCCACCATGACGCTTCGCGCTTCGGATAAAGAGGATGACAAAAGTGCAATCCGCGCATCGGGGTTTCTTTCGGCGATTTCGCGAACCCATTCGGTTCCCGCTCGGGTTTTGCCAAATCCACGCCCCGCCATGATCATCCAGATCCGCCAGTCTCCTAGTGGTGGGAGTTGAGAGGGGTGCGCCATCATGCCCCAGTGAAAACTAAATTCGTTCCTTTCGGTTTGGTCCAAGACTTTGGCAACCCGCTCACGAACTTCGCGCCTTTCTCCTGCGAGGAAAGAAAGGTTGATCGTCATGTACGCTCGCCGCCTTTTTCCTTTTCGATCCGCAATTGCGTGCGGATCGCCTCGACCTTGCGATCGATCGACGCGCGCACTTCGGCCGCGCTCACATTGCGCTGTTCGGCTTGCGCCCGACTGGCGTTGTCGCGGTGGGCGCTAAGCAATCTGATGGCGTTGGCAAAATCATATTTTCCGTTGTCGTCGGTGTTGTTGTCGCCTTCTCTCAGACGCCGCAGCACTTCCATTTCTAGGTGCGTGTAGCCTTCCCAAAGAGCGGCCAGCCACAGGCGGGCGAATTCCGGTTCTTCGCGACGTACCTTATACGCCCGACTGGGATTAATACCCGCCTGACGGGCCGCTTCGGAAACGTTGGACGTTTCGGCGAGAAAATCGAGGAAAAGGCCGCGCCAATGGCGATTGAGTTTGGGATCCTCGCCATCTTTGAGCTGTCTTTTGATTTTGGTTCGGTTTCTGGATGCGCTCAT